CGGAGAGTTAGATCATCCTCAGGATTTAAAAATCAATCTAGATCGTGTTAGTCATATGATTACCAAGATGTGGATGGATGGTCCTAACGGCTACGGAAAACTTAAAGTCATCCCAACTCCAATGGGTCAGTTAGTTCAGACCATGTTGCAGTCGGGAGTGAAGTTGGGTGTATCAAGTAGAGGTTCCGGCGAAGTAGATGGCAGTGGCAATGTTCAAGGTTTTGAAATTATCACAGTGGATATTGTAGCACAACCTAGCGCCCCGGGAGCTTACCCAACTCCGGTTTACGAACACCTGATGAATACAACAGGTGGATTTAAGGCATTTACAATGGCAAAAGAAGTTCAAGGCGACCCCAAGGCACAGAAATACTTAGCAGAGAGTCTGGTGAAAATCATCAGAGGTCTCAAATAACCAAGTAGGAGAATCACATATGCTAGATATTGTAAAACAACTGTTTGAGAACAATGTGATTTCCGAAGAAGTCAAATCGGAAATTGAAACTGCTTGGCAAAGTAGAATTCAAGAAAATCGTGATCAAGTCACTGCAACTCTTCGCGAAGAGTTTGCACAAAAATACGAACACGACAAGTCTGCAATGGTCGAAGCTGTAGAAGCTATGCTAACGGACCGCCTACAAGCGGAACTAGGCGAGCTAGCAGAAGACCGTCAAGGACTTATCGAAGCTCGTGCCAAATATGTTAAGAAAATGAAAAACGATTCCAAAGCAATGGAATCATTTATCTTTAACAATCTCAACAGAGAATTGGCAGAACTACACGAAGATCGCCAACGGGTCGCTGACAATGTTACTCAATTAGAATCTTTTATTGTGGATGCACTAGCGAAAGAAATCGCAGAATTCCACTCAGACAAAAAGGACTTAGCTGAAACTAAAGTACGTTTAGTACGAGATAGTAAAGCCAAGTTTGAAGAAGTTAAAAAAGAATTTATTACACGTTCAGCGCAACTAGTTTCAGAAACAGTGTCGAAAGGCCTACGTTCTGAAATGAACCAGTTACGCGAAGACATCGATGCAGCTCGTAGGAATGACTTTGGTCGTAGAATTTTTGAATCATTTGCCAGCGAATATGCTGCAAGCCATCTCAATGAGAAATCAGAGACAGCTAAACTTCTAAGAGCATTTGCTGTAAAAGAGCAAGAACTTGAAGAAGCAGCAACTGTTGTTGCAGAAACACAGAAATTGATAGAAAGCAAAGAAACAGAATTGCGTATTGCTCGCGATGCTGCATCTCGCAAAGAAATTATGAATGAACTTCTTGGCCCATTATCTGGTGACAAGAAAAGCGTAATGAAAGAACTGCTAGAATCAGTTCAAACAGAAAAGTTACATTCGTCATTTGACAAGTACTTGCCATCAGTAATGAATGGTGGAGCACCAACAAAGAAGACACTAATCGAAGGCAAAGAAATTACAGGCGATAAGAAACAGGCACAATCTTTTAGCAGTGAAGAAAAAACTGCTGAAATTTTTGACATCCGCAGGCTTGCGGGACTAAAAGTTTAAGGAGAACTATAATGTCACAATTACTCGAGTCACGCTGGTCGGAAACCAAAGAAGCTCTTTTAGAAGGTCTTTCAGGTACTAAGCGTTCAGTAATGGCAACTACTCTAGAAAATACTCGCAAGTATCTAGCTGAAAGTGCTACTGCTGGAGCTACCTCCGCTGGCAACGTTGCAACACTAAATCGTGTGATCCTTCCAGTGATCAGACGTGTAATGCCTACCGTCATTGCTAATGAACTCGTTGGCGTACAGCCAATGACTGGACCAGTTGGTCAAATCCACACACTACGTGTACGTTACAGCGATACATTCGCTGGTGCTACCGGTGGAGCAACCACAGCTGGTGAAGAAGCTCTAAGCCCATTCAAGATTGCTGAAGGTTATTCCGGTGCTACAACCGGCAAGCCAGCTGCTACAAGCGCACTAGAAGGTGTTGCTGGTAACAAACTAAGCATTCAAATCTTGAAACAAACAGTTGAAGCCAAGACACGTAAGTTGTCAGCTCGCTGGACATTCGAAGC